GACGTTGTCGAGCGTATCTTGTAGATCACGTACGCTTCACGTGCGCCGTAAGGGCAGGCGATATGCGAAGCCATCCTGACGCCGCCCTCGTGGAATGCCGTACTGCGCATCTTGATCGCACGTATACGGGTGATAGTGGCGTAACGGACGTTGTCCAGATGGTCATTCACCAACGGGCCGGAGAAAGACCCCGGCGTTGCCGAGTAGGTGTATGACGACATGGATGCTGCGATCTTCTCGCGGAAGTCGTAGATGTTGGTATAGAACTGCGGCGGTACGTTGCCGCCCGAACCATAAGTCGTCCATGCGTACGAGCCGCTATACCTCCCGCACCCACTAGGGGGTGTACCTTCGGTGTGTGCCGGCAGGCTCTTCGGGTCTTGGTAGTAGCGTACGAACTGTAGTGACTTACCGATGAAAAACACGTGCATGGTCGTGTCGCACCTCACTCGGTTCAGGCGGCGCGGGAACTCATACGTCACCACCGCGCCGCCTTCCAGTAGCGGGTCAGGCATGTGGAACTGCACGCCGGTCTTCTTGCCGGGGCGATCCAGATAGCCGCGCGACACTCGGGCGATGCCGGCCGAACCAGCAGCTATCGGGTCGCCGGCTTGGCGGTTCTTGTTGATCGGGCCGATACTGAACACGATGCGGTAATGCACCCCCACACCAACGTCCATCCCGTCCGAATAGGTCTCGATGGTGTTGGCGGTGTTGTGGGCTTCATGACCGTCACTACTGAACGCCCAACCGAAACACACTGAATACGGGCTGTAGCTGTAGAACTCTGCCATCGCACTGATAGGTAGAAGCTGCAGAACGTTGCCAGCCTCAATAGCTTTGGTCAGCGCAGCGCCGGTCGGGAAACATTCGCCAGTCGGCTGCCCACCAAAAGCAGCGATCACATCCTTCAGTTCTTCCAGATCGGGTTTGTCGATAACGATGTCTTGCTCGGTCTCGATGTCTTCATACAGCGGCAGCGGCATGGCCAGTACGCCATGGACTTGGCTGATCTCAACCAACCACCAGCGCTTGTCCGACGCCCTGACCAGCCCGTGTGTGCGGTGCCAGCGGAAATCATAGCGGGTGACGAAGCCATGCTGCTCGACCTCGTTGGCCAGCGCGTCGTTTGGCGCCAGCATGTCCGCAGGGATACGCCCCAGCCCCAGTACGTACTGCACCAGTTTCTTCATTTGGCCGCTGTAACACGAGGGGGTGATCTTGTAATACTGCGACGGCACGGTGCGTTCGTCTGGCTGCGGGAAAATATCGAACCAGTTTGGTGGATCGACGGCGAGGCGTTCCGAAGGTTGGTAGCCTATGCCGAGTTTTGGTTGTTTGGTTTTTGTCGCGGTGATGTTGTATTGGTTACGGAACTTCGGTGTCGGTTTGAACATCTCCATGTAGAAACGTGTGTTGCCTGACTCCTTGAGCCCATTATCCCAACCGTCGTTGGTGTTATCGAGCGGGACAATACTTCGGGCTTCGATCTTGCCACCACGGACAACCCCGCTGAAAAAGTCAGGCCGTTTGGTGGTCTTGGTTGTTACGGTCTCGCTGGTGGTGCCGGTTAAAGCGGTAATGATGATGATAGACTGCGTGGCGGTATACACCGTGTAGGTCGATATACCGGGGGCCAACAACGCAGTTTTTGCGAACATGCCGACGCCCGCAGTCGTTGCGACTGCGGTGGCTTTATTGAGGATAACGTGGCTTTCAGCGACATATCGGCTGGCAACTTCGGCATTACCCTCATAGATGATACGCGTCGGTTGATGCACGGCGAGGCCGGATCAGGTCGAAGTCAATACGACACGATAACCAACGTTATAAATGTCGGTGTTCTGTAGCACTCGTGGAGTAGTGAAGCGAGTCGCGGAAACTAGAATGCCCGAGGTTCCGCCTTTTACATTATCGCTCAGCAGCGCCGCACCTTGGACTGTCAGCGAGCTGGCGGTCACGATAGTAAAGGCTGCCTTGTTGGCGGTGTTGTCGATGGTGTTGGAGGTTGCCGTACCGGGCTGGAATACCCTACGGGTGGTCTCGCTGTAACCCTCGGTACCTGACACGATCTCGTTGGCGGTCGCCGCGAAGTTGGCGGCAGTCCAGCCTGCAGCCGGACTGATCGCGCCGGAATACAGTGCCAGATACCACTGAGATAGTTTTGCTGCGTTACCCAGCACTACGGCGAGCATGTGGGTCAGACCTTCGTCGGTCAACAGGTTGCGGTCGATGCGCTCATCTTGGCCGTTCACGTCATGGATATACATGCCGCTGGCCAGCACTTTGGCGGCGGGGAAGAAGATACCGTCGGGGGTCTGGTCGTATTGGTTATTTGCGAGGGCGCGACTGAATTCACCCGCGTGGCGTACTAAATCTTTATCAAGCATGATGGCTCCTTGGACTAAAAAGAGACCTGTTTCAGTGCTTGCGCTCCGCAGGGGGTGTTTCAATATGGAACAAATGGCGGTGTTATTCTACCGTAGTTACGACCCGGTTTATACCACGAGTCGCTAATACCACGGAACTGATGGCTTCGGCTGTAATCCCTTGAATTCGATCAGCTTGTAGCGGTGTGACGATCCCGTCCGGGGTACCCAGATAGTATCCTAGCCCAGACAGCCACAATGCGTACAACCCGCCGCGCTTGGAATGATCCTGATCCAGCGCCCCGGCCACGATCCCGGTTCCCGACCACGCCACGGGCGGCGGGGCGATCAGCTTGGTTCTGGCCGCGTTCGGCCCCTCGCCAGACAGGTAGTGGACGTGCTCGCGGGTACCCACATACAGCCCAGTCTCTACCGGCTGCAGTACGGTGATCTCGCTCTCGTACTGGATAAAGCCATGGCGGGCCGAAGTCAGGCCGTAGTACAGCGGCTCGGAGAAATACAGCACACTGCCTCGGGCTACATAAAGCCGCCCGTTATAGCCCGCGATCAGGCGCCCGCCCGGTAGCTGGGTGAGGTACTGGTTGGTGGCCTGTTTACCCTCCGCAGCACCACCTAGCAAGATCGGCCCCAGTAGCCCGTTGGGGATGTCCATCAGGAAATACAGCTTGTCGCCGTCCGGTTGGGTCAGGTACACCCGCAGCATCGCGCCCAGCGGTGGGGTAGGAAGGTTGCTCAGCTCGATACCTGCAGTGACATTGAGGAACACAGTCTGAGAGATGCCTGATTCTTCCGTGGGGGTCACGAATGACAGGGCTACGCCATATACCCCCGGCGAAAGACCACCAGCCGGCACCGCACGTACTGTCGGCCCGCCCGGTACCGGTAGCCCCACCCACGAAGCGAGGGTGCCGTCAGGCGTCACCATACCCACCCGGACGCCATCGGTGAACCAGATATTCCCTGCGTGTAGGGCATAACTGACCGGGTTGTGCGGATGCAGGCCGGAGAAGATCGGGGTGGCCGACAGCGGTATGTCGATCCGGTACAGCAGGCCATCCTTGGCGCACAGGGCGAAACTGTCGAAGCCTTGCAGGCACCGGGCGCCGGGCAGCAGGGAAGGCGCAGAATACTCATCGCGCGCAAAGCCAGTACCGGTGGTCGATATGTCGATGTTGACGATGTCGTGAGCGAGGCCGGGCTGGATGTCAGTCTCGTCGGCTGAGATGTCCATCCCGTCTTTAAAAGTCAGTCGGCTATTGGGTAGCATGGGTCACTCCAAAGGTTGAAAAATCACTGCCGGCGCCGACGATGATGACGCGGTCGCGGCAGCCGTAAGGGTTGGTTACGGCGACACGCCCTGCTTGAAGACGGTCGAAGCCTGCCGCGCGGAATGGGTGGGAAATGCGCGGGCTGGACATGGTCGGCGCCGCAATACCGGAAACCGGCGCACTACGGTTAAGCCGTACGTAGCCCGTCACTAGCGAGCTAAACCAGCCGGTGACAATCTCGCCCGGATTAGCGCGGCGTACGTTCCCGAATACCAGCGAGTCCCATCCCGTCTGGCGGGTTGTAGTTACGCCATCCACGTGTGCCACCCGTACCCGCGCATGGGTGAAACCTTCCGGGCGCAGCGTGCGGACGCGCTCCGCGACCAGCGGAGTACCTGTTACGTCGGATGCCCACCCATCGACCGGGCACAGATGTTTGCCGTGGCGTACCCGCATCCTCGACGCGATAGTGCCTGCCTCTTCAAGACATACCGCTTCGAAGTTGTCGCCCTCCGGATAGACCTTACGGATGCGGAACGCCACCATCGGTTGCGGCAGGATCGACATATCTGAACCCTCTGGCCACAAATGGAACGGTGGGTGCAGCCATGGAGTAGGTACCTGCTGGTCGGCGGGCACCCTATACCCATCAGGGTATATTTGGCGGTTTAGGAGTTCGACCTTAGTCTGTCCGAAGTTAGTTTGGTAAGCGCTGCTCGGTGTAACGTACGGGCTCCAGACCGGCGGGATAACCGGGTGGGCGACTCCGGGTTCGCCGTATTTGGTGGTGTCGAAGTTGTACGCCGGCACTTCCGGTATATAGTCTTCTGTGGAGCGCCCCCAGTACGGCGAGACATAGATCGGCCCGGCGAAATCGGTAAGCCCCCAACGCCCTTCGTTAGAGTCCCAACCCTCGAAGTAGAGGTAGTTTGTATGTATCTCAGGCATACCAACACCCCCGAAATAAGCACCCTCTAGCTGGATCGAACGGTATTGGTTACTGACAGTAGGCGTGCCGAAAAACGGTCGGCGCAACGGATCATCACTATCAGCCAGTGCGCTGTCCATCAGCGGGTTAGGGTAGATCAGGAAGTCGATAATGATCCGTGCTGGAAAGATAGTAACGTTGCTGGGTTGGGGTACTCCCTGTCTGTCGGAATCAATGTTTATCGTCCGGTTTTTATGGGTAACCGTCGGATCGCCCCTCTGGTTGAAATCACACAAATTCGACTTGGGCCAGATACTCATACCCGTCACGTCCGCGCTACCGAACTTGAGTGAGTCCCACCCGTCGATAAACAGCACTTGCCCCCTGATGGCTATGTTAGGGACTTCCGGTACGCCGATCCCGACGGGGAGTATCAGCTGTTCACCCGGCAACGGCGGTTCGTCCCGTTCAATCCGGTGTGTGAGCGGGAACCGCAGCGCGTCGATATTTCCAGTCACCACCAAGCGCGTGCGGAACTCCACCGCTACCGGGCCGCCGTTATACGTCGGTATCACTTCAGTCGGGGTAATAGTGCGGGTTCGGTTACTTACCCACGGCCCTTGCTGGTTTTCTTCCGGCGCTAACCCGCCGAGCCGCAGCATCGGCGTCTTGTTCCATACGCTCGGCGCGCCGAAGCGCGGGCGGTACCAGCTGGTCGGACGCGCGATATTGAAGAACTCATAGACCAGCAGACGCGAACCGAACGCTGTGTGGCTAACGCCCGGCACCAGTACCCGCTGGATAAGCAGACTTACCCGGTGGTTACCGATTTGCGGCTGTTGGATATCGCGCGGTGTAATGGTGCGGATGCGGAACGCCACCATCGGTGCGGATACTGATGCCGGTGCCGGGATGCCTTGTAGCGTACCGATGCGGCGTTCGTTCCGGCGCACATCCGGCACCCCCGTCCATGGTGCGCGGATACCTCCGATCAACAATACCTGCCGTAGATTGTGAACATTCAGGTATTGCCCGAAATACGGACTGAGTGCATACCCCTGCGGTGCGATTGTCCTGATCCGGGGGGCCACCAGCGTGTCGCCGTATAATGTCGTGGTAGTTCCTGCCGGATAAAGCGCCCGTGCCTTGTTAAGCACCAGTGTTGTGTTACTGAACTTCGTAAGCGTATTGCCGGTTGGGGAGATAGTACGGTTGCGCAGCGCCGCGCGAGGGGTGCCCAGCACCACCCCCATCGGCTCGCGCATATCAACCAAGACATACTGGCGGCGGTTCCAAAAATTGTGGGTGGTGCTGAAAATCTCGCTGGCGTACGCAGATCGTACGCGGAAATATTTACGCCACAGGTCTGCCTTCGCCTCACCGAAAACAGTCTGCAGCCCGGCGCCAGCGCTGACATAGCGCTCATTACGAGATACGGCGATGGCGCCGTACCCCTCAGTGGGGAACGGCTGCGGCCGGATATACTGCCGCAGCCCATAGAGGCGCAGCATACCGAACGCCGCCGCTGGGGTCTGGAAGAATATCCCTTCAGGGGAAACTGTTCGGTAAGCCAGCGAAACCACCGTACCGCCGAATACGCTGGCGGCGATGCCGCCCGCCCCGAAGTATTGCGTATCGCGGGTAATTACCGGCGTGCTAACCGGCAGCGGCGCTGGGCCTGCGCCGATACGTATTTGCCGGACAGCGTGCGACACCCACGGTTCGGAGTCCGAATACGGTATCTCGACCCCATCCGGCCAGATAGTCCTGACCCGCCGCGATACCTCTGGCTCGCCCATACGCTCCGTCAGCTGCCCGGCAGGATGGGCAACAATATGCACTAGCGCGACATACGGCGTGCCGTAGCGGGAGGTGTTAAATGACTGAAGTTGGCGGTATTGATACTGGTTTGTCGTGTTACTGACGCCGAACTGTGTCGCCAAGATGCCCGGCGGCGCGATGGCATAAGCCGCGTTGCGCACGGACAGTAGTGCCGATGGTGCTGGCGGAACAAGCCCGCCGACACTGACCTCGCGGTTGCGGTTTACCACAGCGGGCCAGAAACTACTGAAAGTCAGGTGGTCGTAAGTTGTCGGGGTTACGAACCGGTTGCGGTTGGTCATCGTGACCGGCATCACCGCCGGTACACCTTGTACCGATGGGGGGAAAGCCCGCTGCGTCCGTTCACCGACTTTCACTGATGTTAGTATGGGTGGGGCAATCCCAGTGGGGGCGACGACGGTATTAAGATAGCGGATACCCAGCGTACCGAGCGTGGCTGTATTTACCCCCGGCGGTAGCAGATAGCGTGTTTTCAGCTGGAAGTCGACTTCACTGACCGCCGAGAATTTAACACCCGCCAGATACACGAGGCGATACGCCAGCCGCGCGGCCGCATCCCCGAACAGAGTCAGGTCACTACCGTTGGGGTATATCGGACGGTGCTGCAGAGTGATTTCGGTGTCGCCGAACTGCGCGGCTTGCGCGCCTATCGCGCCGATATACCGAACCCAGTTACTGATCCAGCATGTACCCCACGTTGTTCCTTCCCCCAAACTCTCAGCCCGCACGAAGGTGTGGAAGTTCCAGACCCTCGACGGCACCCCGAACTCGACCGCGTCGTGGCCGGCGGGGGTGATACCCTGTGCCCGGTTGGTAACATCAAGCGCGCCGAAGGTAAGCACGCTGAAACCCGTCGGGGCTACCGCCGGAGTCTGCGACACCGCGCTGTTACCGAACGCTGTCGCGTTGAAGCTGTCAGGATAGACGATCTGCGTGTTGCCAGTCGGCGGCGGGATCAAGTTGATCCCGACCATCCGGCTGTCTGGCGGCGTGTATGCCCCGGTGAATGTCAGGGCGACCAGCTTACTGTCTGGTGGGGTGTAGGACATATCAGCTATTCCAAGCTACGAAGCCGGCTGGTGGCGCGTAAGCAAACGCCACGTCGCCGGTATTCAGCGCTGCCTGCACCACCAGCTGATACAGACTGACCCCCGGATAGAGCGTACCGCCAACACCGGAGGTGTAAGCCACCCCCTGTGACGTACCGTTTTTGAAAAACTCGATAGTGCCGGCAGTCCAGTCGACCGCCACCCCGATCACATCGCCGCTACCGTATGTCGCCCCGTACGCCGCTGACCCGCCGTTGAAACGCTTACTGCTGCTGGAGCCGGCATCACACGCATACCCCCAACTATCAGAAGAATTACCGGGGAAGGTCGCGCCGGACAGCGTCTGTGAGGTGCCGAAAACACCGACGACAATCGCGGTATTGGCCACCGCCGCGCCCCGGTCGATGCGGATTTCGAAGTAACGTTTTCCGCTATTCCGGCTTGGCAGCCCACGGACTGAGCGCACTAGGGCGTCACTGTCCACACCGTACGCCAGCCGTGGGTTCTTGCTGAGATTCCACTGTGCAGCTTTGTTAGCGGCATCCCAGTACCCGGTCGGTGTCGGCGTCGGGTAGTTCGCCTCCGCGAAGGGTAAGCAAAACTCCGGCGGAGTGTAGGTGAACCCGCTGAAGCGCGCAGTAGCTGAACCGCCACCATAAACGGCGATGGCTGGGTACTGTGCTGCAGGAAAAACGTAGCAGGAGGCGAGCGGGGCGCCGTTCAGATATACATCATGCGTACCCAGCTCCGCATCGTAGACATGCCCGATAACAGCTCCGACCGGGATCGCCGCCAACCCCGAGCGGACAACACTACCTCCAGTATAGTACTGCGATGCCGCCGCGCCTTTCGCCCAGATGCCGCCAGAGTCGGAGATTTGGCCCGGAAACTGTGAGGTTGTCATGGTATAGGGCGCGATGCCGACAAGCACGCCGAGGTCATTGGGGTTAGCTGTTACAACAGTCTCCCAGTACCAGCGTCCAGTCGTCTTGCGGTGCGTCGCGCGTACCGACTCCCAGCTTCCAGCACTGCTGGTTGCAGTCATGTCGCCGTTACTCAACGTTATCCCTGCTGCCTTGTCGTTCGAGTTGAGTTTGGTCTTTTGCGCCCAGAGCGTTGCTGCCAGCATGACCTGTGTTGCGGTCAGCGGTTTGTCGAACACTGCCACTTCCGACAGGCTGCAGTTCGTGGACTGCGGATTAAGCCCGTCAACGTTATTGAACAATGTCACTGACGCGTCGCTCGGGTATGCCGGCGGCGTGCCCTGTACCTTCGTACTGACCAGATAGCCGTCGATATAAAAGCGCATGGTGTTGTCTGCGGTCGTGTAGGTCAGTACTGTCATGTGCCAGCGGTCATCGCTCACCCCCAGCGCGTAGGGGCGGGTCGCGGCGTCGGCCCAACTCCACGATTCATAAGAGAGGTCATCAGCGACGTTTCGGTCATGTGTCATTACGCCGTAGATATAATCGCCACCGCCGGGGGTGTAGTTACGCCACGACAGCATCGTCATCCCGCCCGCGCTGTTCCCGAATTTGATGTGCGCGACGATACTGAACCCAGTGGCGCCGCCGACCAGCCCGGTGATCTTTCCGGTGCCGAGGTAGTCTGTCGTGCCTGCGCTTGTATAGGCGACAGCCGCGCCATCCGGATCGAACAGGGCAGGCGGCTGGTTAAGCGAGAACGTGCCGTGTGATGTCATCGGGGCAAAGCCCATCTCATCAGCGAACGTTGTGCCGGAAGTTTCCTTGAGGCGCCAGTACGCCAGCGGCGTGAGCCCCTTGATATACGAGGCGTATCCGCTATACGCAGCGCTGCTGGTACCGAACAGACTGCCTTCAAAGCCGTTGGAGGTAACTGGTCGAGTCAGGGATGTGACAGCAGTCAGACGGTCGTACACCAGCGCGTTGTATTGGGTACCACCATCCGGGTCGAACGCCACTACGAAGTACCCCACGGATAATGTTTCGTCGAGGGTATCAAACAGGAACGCCCCCCATTGGTTCGTAGTCTGGCTGTTTATTAGTGCGCCGGTAGCACGGTCATACAAGCGCACCGTACTACCGACCTGCGGGGTAACCCCCTCAAGCACAACACCCGCGATCTTTCCGTTGGTGGGCATATAAACTCCGAAATAAAAAACGCCTCGCCCCGTTTAGGGTGCGAGGCGCTTGCGCTAAGTTGTTGATTATAAGAATACATCTTCGAGCGCGATCCGTACTCTGGCACGTTGGGCGTCGGTGAACTTGCTCAACGCAGGGTGCTCCATCACACTCTCCAGCGCGTCCCGTACTCGGATACCCGCTGGGTCTTTCTTGTTGTTACCCCGGATCGTCCAGATTTCGAGGTTCTGTTTTCGGTTATCGTCCCGCTTGCCGTTACGGTGATGCACCCGCTCGTTCGGCAGCAGCTTGCGCCCCAAGAACCGCTCCATCACCAGTCGGTGCTGCATCACCCACTCACCATCCTGTTTTTCGAGGACGTAGCCGCTCATGTGTGTCTTTGTAGTCCCTTCTGGGTGTGCCCCTTGTCCAGCGCGCACTCGCCCACGCTGGGCGCAAGAGCGTGAACAGTACTCCTGCATTTTCCCGTGGGGGCGCTCAAACGTCTCGCCACAAGCCTTACAAACCACATCTCGGTCGGCCCGCTTCAGCTTGTTGCCGCATTCGATGCTGCACGCCTTCTGCGTCTTGTACTTACGCTCAAAAGGCTGCTTGCAGACCTCGCACGGTACGGTGCGCCGCGCCTTGGTAAAGGCATACCAACAAGTTGTAGAGCAGAACCGTTTTCCTTGGGGCGCAACCGCCGCCCCGCATTGTTCGCATGCTGCCATGATGCCCTCCGGGTAGAGAATTAGACATCATTGTAACATGGGATATAAAAATATCTACACCTTGAAAATTTTGTTGGGACCAGAATCCCACGTCACAATAATATCGCCACCGTTGGGTGTGATCGGCAGGCCGGTGCCGGTGTCGATAAAGGCAATTAGTGGGCTATCAGTCGGGCTGCTAACCCACCGGAACAAGACAATGGCTTCGACTGACGGACCGGATACGGAGGTGAAGGTAATGTCGTCGGCGTCCGCCGCGCCACCCGCAGTGTTTTTGCCGGTGGATAGTGTGACTGGGCCGAAGCCGGGGCTGTTACGCGCTGCCGGCGGGATATCCGCGAGGTGGACGTGGCCGGAAAAACTCGGTGTGTAATTGGCTGTATCGACCAACACCGCTTGGATAGTGTTGTTCATCCAGTCGAGCTGGCCTTCAAGGAACAGTTTACGGGCGTTGTCGTATAGCGTATTTGCCATCTCGGGACTCCTGTTGAGTATCGAGTCCGCAACGCCGTTGCTTCAGCCTCTTGTTGGATCGAAAATAGATCGTTGAATCTTAGCATAGATTGGAGCGCTCAGTGCAAAGGAGAGACACTGGGCGCCCCCTGATGGGGGTTGTGCGGAAAGGCAGTACCGCTGGCAGCCCACCCCCAACTGGAACTACGCCACCTTGTTTCCGCGTGGCGGGGTAGGGCGGGAGCCGAACCACCAGCCTACGACCATTTCCGCCATGAAGAAAATCCATCTGGTCACTTGCAGCAACAGGTCGTACACTTGCGCGCTTGTGAATGCGATGTTGTAGACGAAGAATGCGTAGTAAATGACAACACCGGCCATCCCCAGCGACGCGGCGCCGTATAGTGCGGTAGCGAAGGGGCGGATGATGCCCCGGATGTTGTCCACCATCCCGCCGCCATAGGTGGCTTTATCGTTGTCGTAGCTCTTACCCAGCGTGTCGTAGCCGAGCTGGGCTACCTTTTGGTCGCCCTCGATCTGCAGCACTTGAACCTTCTGCGCTGCCTCGGCGAGCATGAACTCGCGCTCTTTATCCAGCTTGGCCAGATCGTGTGCTTGAGTCTTGTCCAGCGCCAACAGCTCTTTGTCTTTCAGTTTCAGATCGAAGTAGCGGTTGGCCATACCCCCGACCCAACCGAGGACGGCGCCAAAACCCGACGTACTTAATAGCTCCAGCATTATCCTGCCCCTTCGATAACCAGTGTGAATTGTTCACCGCCCATGTGTGCCATGAAGGCCCGGACGGTAGGGCGGCTCAACAGGATCGCCTGCTGCCCGTCGATAGTGCCGAAATACTTGCCGAGCAAGATGCAGCCCTGCACGTGCGACTTCAGCCCGGCATCGACATCCCCGGCGAAGTTGCCCGAGTGGATCAGTACATTGCTGCGCGGCTCGGTACCGGTGAGGGTGTATGCCTGCCCGAACTTCGGGCTGCTGGTCAGATGGCAGCGGTAGCTACCGGGCGGAATGCAGGATTTCTGCCGCAGGTTGTCGTGCCACGGGAGTTCCAGCGTTTTGCAGCTGAAACCCTCCGTCTGCAGGATGCCTTGGGTTCCGGCGACCGTTTCGCCTAGTCGCTGCAGGCGTACGGTCTTCATGCTACGTTATCCACAACCAAGAACGAGGCCACTGCCTCCAGCGCTGCCGGGCGTTTACTGAACGTCGCCAGACACGTCACGAAGTAGCGCTTGCCAAGGACGCCGCCAGATACGAGCTGGACGACTTTGCGACCGCTCAGATCGGGGGCGCCCTGCAGCATACCGGGCTGAGCAACGCCGAACTCGTCCTCACACGTGATAACGGCGGATAGCACGGCATCGCCGCGCATGACCGCGAGGTAGTTGAAAGTGACCGGGATCACTTCGATAGGTGTTTTTGGGCTGATTTCCATGATCTATCCTGTTA